CCCAGTCTGTTGAGTGTCGCAAGCCCGACTATTACTACCGCATCGGCGCCGACGATAAGGTTTCATACCATGTCGCTGGTGGAGGTCATTATTCCCATGAGATTTGGGATTATGACCATGACTCACTCACGGCCTACAAGACCCACTCGGACTTGTTCGGCAGGATCACCTCTTGGTTCCTGTCGTACATCGCTTGGATAGCAGACTTACGGTCAATCGTATGTTATGACGTTGAACAGTTGAGACTTGACAAAGACGGAGAGCATCGAATTGTGCTGATCACACCTACTTTTGAGGTACCAGCCTTCCTGTGGAACAATATCACTCCTATGGAACGGCGGCGGTACGCTCAGGGGAAGGTCGTGAGTGTGTACAATGCGGTGGCCGGGCAAGTCTCGGTTGGGCTCGACAGCCACCCCGGAGAGGTCACTCTCGACAGTTCAACGTTGAGCGCACTAATCCTGCGCCTGAAATCCAAAACGACCCCATTCTCAATCGGCGATATCGAAGTGTTTATCGGGACAAAAGTTGCGGACACCAAAGTCGCAGCGTCATTACTCTATGGAGTCCTTCGGGAAAACATGGATTTGACGTTCCGGCCGAATGTCATCTCCACGTCAACTGTTCCGGTGAACTTTCGACCAATTGCTTCACAACCACTGGAGGATGAAAAACAGAAGGGGATGGCCTGCACCAGTCCGCTGGTCACCAACCCCGCTCTGATCCCCGCCGGGTGTCATGACACAGCCGAGGTCGCCGTTCGTGAACGTGTGATCAAGGTTGCTAACACCAAGGTGCCTAAGCCGTGGCTGAGCGGGTACGCGGACGAGTTCACAGCTCGTCTCGTGCCTAATCACTGTCTCGGCAAGGGCATCCCTCTGACACTCGACGAAGTGGTTGCGGACCAAGATACGCCGGTGAGACGAGCCCGTGTGAAGAACGCAGAGCTTCGTATAGGGGCATACACTCTTAATAGTCTCAAGACTTTTATTAAGACTGAGCCATATACGAATCTCAACGACCCCAGGGTTATCACGACATGTACAACCGAGTCATTGCTGGAGCTGTCCCAATTCGCCAAAGCTTTCAAAAAAGATATCCTCTTGCCGCGGCGGTGGTATGGTCCTGGTCTTGATCCGGAGGAGACGGTGAAACGCCTTGGGGAAGTCTGTCCGACGAACCACTCAATCGAGCGGGACTTCTCGCGTATGGATGGCCGCAACTCTAAGTGGGTTTTAGACCGCTTAGTTGCGCCCGCCTATATGCGGTGGTGCTGCCCGGATGAGCGTCCTCGGCTAAAACATGCCTTAGCGCAGGTTTACCGCCGGCGCGCTGTTAGCAGCGCGGGATTTGCGTACGACGCGGGATCGGGAACTCGATCAGGGAGTGCGATCACGACTGATGTGAACACGATACCAAATGCCTTCGTGTCATATGCGGCCCTCCGGCTGACTGGCCTTTCGGCTAATGAAGCTTGGGACAACTTAGGGCTGTATTATGGGGATGATTCTGTGGACAATTATCGGCCAGGATTCGTTGAAGCGTCCAAGACCGTGACTGACGAGCTGGGTATGATAGCGGAGTGTGAGGTTTCGCCACCGGACCAACCGGTGACGTTCCTCGCGCGTCGTTTTCTCTGCCCGGCTTCGGTGGTCACGTCTTATTGCGACGTTAGACGAGCACTTCCGAAATTGCACCTCAGCACGCAAAGTCCCAAAACCATCACTCGTGAACTCGCTGCGGTTAACAAGGCACTTGGCTACGTAGTAACGGATTCACGTACGCCTCTAGTTGGGCATTGGGCCCGGCGCGTCACCGACATTGTTGGTACGCACCGGCTTGATCGCATGACTAGGGACGAGACGATCCGTTTCTCCAAAGCCTGGCCTCAGGATCCTAGCGATGATGATAGTCTGGCTGACGCCGTGGCCGCCGATCTTGGCCTCACGCGCGCGGAGTTAGAAGTACGGTGTGGTCGCATTTCAAGCGCCGTTGGGTTGGATGATTTCCCAGTCGTGTGGGACAACCCATTCCCCGTGAAATGCGTGGCCCTCGTGGCCGGTGATCTCAAATCACCCCCCACCGGTTCAATCAAGAGCAATCTTGTTACTTCTGCACCACGATGCCGCGTAAAAGCCGAAAGTCAGACATCTCCGTCGAGCTCGCAGTCATGTACCGCAGGCTCCGACAAATCGCTGAACAAGCGGGCCACGCCCTCCCCCAAGGGGGCGTCGCGATCCTCTGCCCCGGTCACCCGGGACCAGAAACGCCGTCCGCCCTGTTCACAGGATTCGCCGCAACCGTCGTCAGCGCCGCCGCAACGTCCAAAGCCACCGCCGACCCAGTCGGGAGCGAGCTCACGCCCGCTTCCGAAGGGGAAAGCAACCCCGGGCCAACAGACGAAGCAGCAGCGCAACAAGAGGACGACGGACGAGACAGCCCC